AATCCCCAAAGTCGTCGACGATGATCCGTTCATCTGAAAAGACCATAATAACACGTGATGAAAATCCTTGACCCCACGCCTTGTCTGGCATAAATCCCATGAGATTTTGCGGAGTGGACCCTGCAAGAATGTTGATTTGAGGAGAATTGATTTGAATGTCGATGTCGTTGGTGCGGCGGACTTGTTGGTAGGGAGTTGGGTCGTAGAAGTGCGATAGTCCATCGATCATCTCCGGTTCGTATTTGTGAATGAATGCACCGAGTTCGTCGGCCGCAACCCACATGGTGTTATAGACTAGTTCGCCCTCGGGTTGGCGGACGATGGTGCGCTTGGATTTGCAAAGGGCGTCCACGAGACTGGCAAAGGTCATGGAAACTGGGGCGAGGTAGAAGTCTTCCAGTTCCATCGCGAGGCGTTTGCCCTCCATGATGGTTCGGGTTTTGCCTACACCCGGAGCTGCGATTAGGAACACGTAGATGTTTGGGTGGAGGGGCCGGCTAGTGCGGAGCCAAACCTTTTGCTCAAGGGTTGCGGCGATTAGGCTGATGGCGGTCCATTTGCGGAAGATCTTCGGGGCTCCGAGGTTGGCGGTGGAGTCGACGAAGACGTCAATGAATGATTCACAGCGGCGTTTCCCTGAGCTTGGAGTGGGCATTAGCCTACTTTCGCAATGTGTTTGGTCACTATGGTGTCCAAGATCGAACGGATCGGTTGTCGTTTGCGGGTGTCAGTCCCCGAATAAGCTCGTAGTCCATCGGGGTTAGACTTAGAATCAAAGTGTCCTTTATTCCATCCCACCTCGCAATCATATGGTATCCGTAGTGTACGGCCATTTGCCAGCGGTATGGGCACCACAAGGGCTTCCATGAGTTTGGGAATGATCTCATCTTCACGTTTCTCGGGGTACATGAACGTCAAGGCGTCGTGGTCGTGCATAACAATGGTGTGACCCTGGCGCCAAAGTTTGAGGAGGGCTAGGTTGACGATGTCGGCTAACGAACACTGAGGGTCATACGCAATCGCTTCCCTGAGGGTACTTGAGTCACTTCTTCTACCAAAGAACCACCGTTTTCTTCCAGTAAGGCTAATAAGGAATCCGGCTCGACGAAGTTGATCCTCAACCCCTGCTTGCCAAAGTTGATGAGCTGGAAAGGCGCTGAAATACTTGGGCTGGAACTCTGCGACGACGTTGATGGGGAGGTGGGATTGCTCGGCAAGAGTTGTGGGCTTGCCTCCGTAGTTTGATCCGTGGCCAAGCTTTTTACACATGAAGCGATGGCTATGGTGGCGGAAATAAGGTGTTTCAGCAATAGCCTTGTCTCGTCGAAGGTCGCCGGTCCACCCAAGGTTTGGCCATATAATTCTTGCAACCGCTGTGTGAGGGTCTCCAGACTCACAGGCTTCAAGATAGCGTCCATCCCCGAATCGATTCCACTCGATCGCCCCGACGCAGAAGGACTCACCGGACTTGGCGTCATATTTGGCGAATTTATAACCTTGATCAGCAATGAATACGCTACGGAGAGATTCTTCAATATTTTGGAGATTTCCTCCTGTGCCGAATTCGGATAGTGATGAGCTAAATCGGCCAGTCGACGTACCTGCAATGTTATAACTTGTTCTAATTCGTCCATCAGGATCGATCGCTGTTCGTAGAACACTGAGTTTATCTCCAAGTTCCGTGAGTGCGTTGATATGCTTTATGATCTGCGTGGCGATCGGGTAGGATTCGATCTTCTCCCTTGCGCCACGGTCAACAGTGGGTCGACCTCCGCGGATGATGGGTTTGATATCGAGTTCGTGGTAGAGGAGTCGCTGGAGATCGACAGGGGATCGCCAGTTGAAGGTGGGAAGGCCGACACCGTCAAGGACAATGCGATTGAGCTGCCTTTCTAGAACGTCCGCTTGCTCGAAGAGTTCATCAACAACTTCCATTCGTCGCGCTTGGTCGACCAAGACGCCACGTATCCGCATTTCCAATACGGGACCTTGGAGGGCTTTCGAGAACTCATATGTCCTCGCGGTGTCTTCGTCGAGTTGCGGGTGGATGGCATTGAATACGTCCTGGGTTACACAGCAATCGAGGCCGTTGTAGACCATGTCGGCGTCCCAAGGGGGGAGGGAGGACAGGTCGGTTTCGTGGGTTTTAATGATTCTCATTAGTCATCACGCTTAATGGTTTTCGCATGCTTTGCCATTCCTTTCCAGGTGGCCTCGTCACTATAGATACTGCCGAGGAAGCCTAGACCCTTCAACGACTCAGGCTGAATCGCATGGTGGCAGAGCATGGTGTCCTCGGCTGCACCAAGAACCTTGATCCTCATTGACCGCCAGAGGAAGGCGATGTCGTAGCAGCCGTTTTGGAAGAGTTTGGGGGTAGAAGCATCTTCGAGAACTGATCGAACAAGCTCCCAGCATCTAGCCTCATCCCGTACAGTTGCCCAAAAAGAACCGTTCTTTGTTCGGTTGTCATCGAATGGAATAACGATTGCAAGACCTGAGGTTGGGGCGAAGCCAATACACGTAATGCGTGTTCCACTTGTTTCGATATCAACAGATAAGATTCCGCATCTCAAGATATGTTCGTGGATGAATCGATCAATGTCCTCGATGGCCGGCTCGATCCAGATTTCACGATGGGGTCTCCTTATCTCAGGGAACTGCGATTCGCGATGGGCTTTCATCAGGTCGGCAATGACTACGGGGCGGTTGTCCCAGTTCCGCAATATTGCAGCGGGATGGTAAGTAGGAAGTAGCTTGAAACCATCCACTGTATGAGTAGACAACAGAGTCGTACCCCGAAGCTTGGAGACACCAGTCTTACCAGTAAGGGCCCAGAGACTACAGTTGCCAAGACAAACCACGATATTAGGATTGTGATTGCACAGCTCATCGGCGAGGCGCTCCAGTTCTGTGGCAAACTCCTTTCGGACCCAAGGCCCCTGAGGCTTCGGCCGACCCTTTTGGGGATTGACCTTGAGCATTGGATAACCGGGGAGTGCATCAGACTTCGCCCCAAGGAAATGCCCAAGGTCATTGGCGGGAGGGTGGATGTTGAAGACGTTGGTGCGGTGGACTTCGGGGTGATGGGACCAGATCTCAATGATGCGGCGATTGTCGTTGGTGCGGTAGTAGAGGGAGATTAGGTCACGGTCGACGGGGGATAGATCAATGACCCCGGCCTCCCCCAGCATCCGTAGGAGTTCAATGCCTGACGCCCCGATCAGTGGGGCGTTGTGGCGGGCTTCGGCTTCGCCGTAGGCTTCGGCGAGAAGGACGATGGGGGTCACTTGCTGCACCTCATTTTGTACACTTTTGTGCGATTAGAGTTGCATAGCCTGCCAGATCGTCCCAGTGATCGCGGAAGTCTGGGTCGCCGGCGATGATGCGGCCGATCTTGTGGGCGATCATCTCCAAGGCTTCACGGTGGGTGTTGGGGAGGGTCTGCCAGTCTTTACCGGAGACGCTGGCCCAATGCTGCATGGCGATCTTGAGTTCCTGAGTGCAGCCTGCGTGGTTGGCGAAGTCTCCGTGGGTCTTGCCGCGCTCGGAGAGCAGGGCCATGGTCGCATCAGGTTCGGATTTGGATTGAGTCAAGGTATTCACCAAGCGTTTGATTTGGGCTGCGTCTTCCAAATGGGCTCTCCAAAATGACGGAGGGGACCGAAGCCCCCTTCGAGGTTTAGGCTAGATCAACCGCGCCAAGTCACAGCCTTAACAGCCCACATCTGAGCAGTCTGTGCCTCGGTGATTGCGATTGAACATAAACGAACCATTTCGGGGTTATCACCGCGAGCGATGTAGCACTTGCGAAAGTCGTTCATGTGATCGATGACGTCTGCGTACAATATCTTAAGCTTATCAACATCGCCATTGCTAGAGGGGTTGAAAGACAAACCCACAGCACGCTCACCGAAGGTCATTGATCTGCTATTTTCATTTTCCATTTGCTATCTCCTTACTCCGCCGGTGCCGTCCTCGACACTTCCCCAAACGCCTGAGTTCCATCCTCAGACATACGATGCTTGACCACAGCGAGTACCTGAGAATTGACCACCTCGCCGTTGCGGGTGCGACGGGAGAGCGGTTCGCTGAGGTCCAGGCCACAATGAGCGTGGAACTCATCGAGCCGATACACAGCGTCGTCGGTGATATAGTAGGTGGACGAGAGGTTCTTGGACTCAAGGCCGCCGACTTCTTCAAGGGCGTCGCCATCCACGTCATCCAGTGGGCTCATGGGTCGCAGCGGGAACTTAACGAACGGGGTTCCTTTTTTCGATGACTTCCCTTCCTCGGGCTGGCCCACGACGCAGAGGTAGGTGCCTTCGGGGAGCGGCTTCGGGCGGTTGATTTCGGTCGGGGCTTCGTCGAGGATCGAGGCAAAATTGGCGCGTTCGTTCATTGTGTGGGTCCTTGGGTTACGAGAATGCCGGTGATTAAATTGCGGAGTTGGGTTTCGATGTGGGTGATTGCGGTTTGAATGTCGGGTGATGGCTCCCTGATGTTGAGTAGGTAGTTGTGAATGCTCATGATGGTTTGGAGGTCGCTGGTGAGGAGTTGTGGAGTGGGTTGAGTGAGGTTCATGCTGGGTTCCTAGAAGGGGATATCGTCGTCAGGTGCAGTTGTCTTAGGTGGCGATGCTGCCATTGGTTCTTTGCAAAGCTCCTTCTGTTTTTCTATTGTAGCTTCGAGAAGTTTCTCTACTTCACGATATGAAGTATTGGTATCTCGAATTCTTGACAAGCACTCAAGCGCAATGCTTAAGTTCTTTATCTCCATCGTGTATGAAATCATGTTCGTCTCAATGTCAGGGACTTGGGTTTGGCAACTGGTGTTGCCTCAGACTTCGCGGGTTGTCCCTTTAATATCGCGAAGAATTCGGCGAGGCCGGTGTCGGTGGGGAGTTCGGCCGGCATGGCATCTGGGCGGCCGTTGGCAAGGGAGATCATTTGGTTTGAGGTTAGTTGGATGGTTCGCTTGTCCGCCTTTTGGATGTAGCGGATGTAGTTGGGGAAGTAGGTGGGGATCTTTGGGGATAGCTTCTGACCGATGCCTTGAGGGAAGATTTTGGTTGTGCCATCGTCAAGGGTCATGTATACGCCATGGCAGATGACGATGACGTTGCAACGAAATTTAGGTGAGGTGAGACCGGCCAGTTGCTTCTCGACATCGTCTTGGGCGTTGCCATAGATTGCTCGGCCGTCGGCTTGACCGCCTCTGCCAACTGGGGTCATGCTGCGATGGAACTCCATAGCAGCGTCGCACCAGCGGCTGAGGGAGTCAATGACAAGAATGGTGTCGTCGGGCCAAGTTGCTGGTGAGCCAAGCTCGATGACTTCGCCGGTGATTGAGTCGGTGTAGGTCCAGTTGTTGAGCATCTTGAGCGAATCGATCCAGCATTTGGGCTTGCCGTCGACCACGGTGCCAGCGGGGGTGACTTTGTAATCGTCGCGAAGACTGTGGTACTCGACGTTCTCGATCTTGTCTGGGCAGTGGGACATGATTTGGTATTTGAGTGGATCGAGAAGGTTGTCCATGTCGAGGATGCGGAGTTTGTAGCCGGCTTTGACTAGGGATACCAAAGATGATGTCTTACCGGACTTTGCATCACCGAGAAGCAGGAGTTTGACGAGGGCGTTAGAGTGATGGTTGCTGAGGCTGGGCATCTGGTCTCCTTTTGAAGTCTTGGCATCGGAAGCGGGAATCAGTGATGTTGCTGGAGTTGCCGGATTCAGATTGTTCACATTGGCCCTCGAACTCAGCGTGTTGTCGCCAGCCTGTGCAGGTTTCGCAGCAGTTGGGCGGCCAGCGGAGCCAGGAAGGGATTAGCGGCTCTTCAATGGGTTCCATCGTTGATCAGGCTCCAGTTTTTCGAAGTCAGCGGCTAGGAATCTTTCTCGAACTGATGGGGATTTTGAACATATATCACGATAGCGACAACCCCCAAACTTATCGCATGAGCTATCATTCATCGGCCAATAGTCATTCTCCGCATAACGTTCGGCGTTTTCCAATAGTACCCGAAGGTCGGCAAGCCATTCTTCAAGTTGATCCTCGGTGCGATAGGTGAAGCCACGGGCGAAAGCGTTGGGTTTTTCTAAGAGGATTTGGGCAGCGTCGATGATCACTCCGCGGATAGGGGCGCCCATGATGATCTTACCGGCGAGGGTGTACAGAGTCATTTGGTTGTTGGGTTCGTATTGGTTGAAGTAATATCCGCTGAGGGTGGTGGTAGTGGTCTTGCGGTCCATTACCAGAAGTTGGTCGTTGAAGCTAACGACTCGGTCGAGATGGCCACAGAGGAGGTAGGGTTGGGACTCATATGAAGGTCCGGGGTAGCCAACGTCACCCGGCTCCAGGCCATCTTTGCATTCACCCGCCCTTGGCCCCCAATCAAGCTCAAACCTAAAACTCAACTCTACCGCGGGGGTTCCATCGGATTTGATGTAGGTCTCGGCCGGGTCGGGATCGAAATGATCCAGATAATCGACCACCAGAGCCACCAGAGTTTCACGATTCTTGTAACGTCCAGCCTTTGTCGCCGGGTCTGGGGTCCAATCTGCGACACGCTCCATAAGTCCGCGGACAACCACTCGAATTGCGGCTTCACGGTCATGGTTTTCATCCGCCATAAGGCGATCGAATTGCTCAAGCGCTGCATGATATTCCATTCCGAAGCGTAGGTGGACGG